TGATGTGCCTGACTTAACAAGTCAAGTTGGATATAAAATATTCAATAGTATGTGTGTGGTAGAATTTCCTAAAATATGCCCACAATTCAAAAATTTGATAAAACATTTTGTGACATCAAATGAAGAGATGAGATTAGATAGTGCTGCGTGCTTGGTTATGATAGATCCTAATTTGACTGTTAATAGACATTACGTGGAAGCGAAGACGAAGACTAAGACAACAATTATCACGCAAACTGATATTACTTCACAAATTGAAATAGATAGGTGTTGGGAATATGCTCAAGTGCATGGATATGGTTATTGTGGTTCAATGTTGATACATATGAGAACTGCAAAAATAATTGGAATGCATACTGCTGGTGGATTGTATTCGCATAATGGATATTCTGAGAGATTGATACGAGAAGAATTCGATGGTGTTGAACAAAGTATGTCTATGGAAATATTCATACCGAATTTGGAACCCATTGAATTGACTGATAGAGTCTTGGAGGGAAGTGTCTTTCCTATTGGTAAAGTACCAAGGGATTATGCGAAGGGAGAATCTGGTAGAACGAGAATAGTACCTTCACTTATTCATGGAGAAGAGTTTGAGGTGAGAACTGAACCTGCTCCTTTGAGTCCTTATGATGAAAGATTGCCACCTGGCTGCTCACCATTGTATGATGGTGTTGCTAAACATGGTAATCCGAGTAAGGAGTTTCCGCAATGGGCTGTTGATTTGGCTGTTGAAGATTTTGGAAATTTATTAATTAGTAAATGTAAACCTCTGAGAAAGGTTGGTATATTGAGCGAAAAAGAAGCTATATTTGGTAACCCCGATTATAACTTCCACTCTATACCAATGGACTCAAGCGAGGGTTTTCCATTGTCGAAACTCAGACCTAAGGGATTGAAAGGAAAAGGATGGTTGTTTAACATAAACAGAGATCCTGTGAGTAATGATGTTATTGACTACAAATTGCACCGAGAGTTGAGGAAACAAATGGATGTGAAGTGGGCGATGAGAG